ATAGTCCAAGTTACAACTGTAGCACTTGTATAAGCGGTAATTTTTCCCCATCCATCTCCTAATTTTACTAATCTTCCTACGTCAGTAGATGCAAAAGTTGAACCTGATGCCGTTAAAGTTCTTCCTGTGCCTACTGTTGTTGCACTTGTTGTAAAAGTTGTTGTAGTTGTATTTGTATCAAGAAATGGGCCAATTTGAAAATCTACTTCTGCAAGTGTCCAAGATGTATGCCCTGATCTTGTTAATTTTGTAGGTTCGTGTGATGGATGTACAATATACATTGTATCTGCTGATTGAGTAAATTTTAAATCAAAAACTTGTGCTGATGTATAAGATGTTGAAATTTCGTAAACTTTTTCTGCTGTTCCACCAGAAGAATAAGCGGTATAACCCGATGTATTAACTCCTGATAATTCAAAAGTATTTGTTGTTTTATTTGCGACAGTAAATCTTCTTCCATTTACTTCTGTCATTCCTGAAACACTATTTATCCAAACATGATCTCCATTTGAATAACCATGTGAAGTTGCTGTAACAACTCCAGGACTTGCTGCTGTTAATCCTGAAATAGTTTTTGATGCTTCTACAATTTGTCCATTGTCTTTATAAAATCTAATATATTGATCTCCAAATTCCAATATATAAGATTGTGTAACATTAAATTCAAAAGGTATTAATCTTGTAGCATTTGCAGAATTTTTTACCTCTCCAACAAATCTACTACCATATCTACGACTTGTACCTCCTTGTGGAAATACAGTCATATTTTCCATTGTTGCTACACCATTATTATATTTTTTAAAATCAACTTGACCAGCAAGTTTTTGTGTTAATTCTCCAGAAGTAAAGTTTGTTTGAAAAGGATGTACTCGTGCCATTATGCTTTCCTAAAGTCAGTAAATGTATCAGACACAAGATCATCAATAAATCCTTCTTGCCCATCAACACTTCTTGCTTCGGAAAGTTTTTGTTGAAAAAGTCTTTGCATTTGATCTTGCAATTTAACACTATTAGTTACAGGATATGCAAGGTCTACAGCTAATTTAGCAGTTAAAACATCTACAAACATAGAATCAAATTGTGCAGTATCTGTAACCCTAGCTATGTAAAGAATTTTAGCGGTACTTTCATTAGTAAGTAAAACCCTACCTTGTGAAGCATAATGTTCTATTTTAAAAATATAATCTTTATACTCCATTTCTAAAACTCTTAAACAATAAGGATCATTTGGTAAAGCATATTGATATGAATATTCATATGCAGGTGTATCTGAAAGTTGTGCTAAAGTTGCCCGTGTTACGGCAAAATTCCAAGGATGTGATCTTAAAACTAGATCACGTGCTGGTATATAAAAAGCATTACAAAGTCTTGCTCTTTCTGTATCATCTGTAAGTGATGTAATCGGGTCATCGCCCAATCTACGTAAAGCATTTGAGCAAATAGAAACTTCTGTTGCCATAATTTATATATAATATCAAAGGGGCGACAATAATTCAATATATATCGCCCCTTATTTCTTTTTTCTTGTTGTTTTTATTAGTCTACAACATACTGTACGACCATCGTAATATCACCAGCAGCAGCACTTCCAGGTGTTGCTGACATAGTAATAGCGATACGTAAAGGAACTTTCGGGTCTTCTGAAAGTCCTCCGTCTTCCCAAACAAAGTTTGCTATAGCATTAATGTTACGAGCTTCGGTCAAAAATTCTTCTGTGCCTGTTGTAACTGTTGTTGCAGCTTGAAACGCATCTGAAGCAGACGCATAACAATCTTCATCAATCACAGCTTCGGCAGCAGTAGTTGTACCGCTTATCGTATAGGCCTGTGGGCCATTATATAATCCAACATTAAATTCGGCACTTGTAGCTCCATCTAAATCGTCATTATATATTCGTATACTAGTTAGCTTTGCGTTTGACGGAACTTGTGCCAAAACAATAATATCATTATTGTCAAGATCACCTGTTCCAGCAGCAATTGTATCCATAAAAACACGCAGTTTTCCACCGCCACTAGCCGCTTCAAGAGTAGTTCTAGGTGTTGCGTCAAGATTCGTGATTTCCACGCCTTTTGCAGTTGCCATATTATTTCTCCTTATTCGTTAGCAGCTATCTCTACCATCTTTTCTTCTTCGATACGAGTTGCACCGATTGTCATAGATAGAAATACCTGTGTTGCATAGTTCTTATCTGCTCTTTCAGATATTTTTGTACTTATATCTGATCCAATAGCAAGACCTATTGCTGATTTTGTAAACGCTAAACATTGTCGAGATGGTGTACTATCCGTGCCTAATCTTTGCGATCTAATAAATTTAAACCCTAAAAAGGTATCTATTTGACCACTGACTAACGCTTTAACAGAATTATAATCTGCTGACGTAATTTGTGTAATCGCCAACAAATCTGCAAGTTGACCAGCCGCACAAACCAAGAATCTTGGTTCTTCGGGATCAACATCTGCTGCATCTAATATTTCTTTAGCACTTAAAAGTTTTGCAACTGTTAAGCCACCAGAAGCATGAGCTACTTTTTGACCTGATGGTAAAGAAACTGACGTTCCGCCAGCAACTCCACTATAAGCCGTTCCAGTAGCAGCAGCGATAATTGCATCATCCATTGCTCTACCCATAGCCCATGCACCAGCCATAGCGTATTCAGATTGAGGTGATATTAATAATCTAACTTTATCTTCGTTATCTATTAAATCTGCCCAGTCATAGTCATCCATTGATACTTTTCTTCTTGAATGGGGTGTATCCATTCTAGGTGTATCCGCATGACGTGAAGTACGTTTCTGTGCTGAAGTTGAGCCAATTCTTTCAAAGAAATGTGATTTGCCAGTAACTGTTTCATTTCTGACAGCATCTCTTAATCGAGAACCTTTTTGTTGAGCTAGGTGTAATACATTTGCTTTGTACTGTTCAACGAAAGCCGTTGTTATTTGTACAGACATATTATCTCCATAGTTTTACAAAGTTAAAGAATAGGGGGCGAGTAGCACAATGCTATTTCACCATATTCCGTAATATCGGTCTTTATCCTTTCGGGAAACCTTATCGTAAGACGATACGATCAATCGAATGTTTAAAGCCGATCACGGCTACCTATTCGTTTTCCTATGAAGGGCGAATTTTGATACTACAATTATAACAAATAATTTATTTAATTACCATAAACTTTTTCATGTAATTGTCTTACTTGTTCTACAGCATTTAGATGTTCTGGATGTCCTGCATTATGATAAGGATGTTTTGCATCAGTCATTACCTTTTGAATTTCTCCTTTAGCATCTATTGGTGAAACAGCTAATCTATTATTTTGTGTATTTTTAGCCATTTCTTCCGTTATATCCTCGCCTAAACGTGCAAATAATTTAACAACTGCTGGATGATTACCTGCTTCAGTATCTAAAAGTTCCATCAATTCATTATCTGCATATACATTCATTGCTCGTCTTGCGGCTCTAACTTTATTATCATAGTCATAACCCCATTCTTTATGCAATGCTTCTTCTGTATTTTTCTTTCCTAAAGCTATTTCACTATTACGTTTTTGCACTTCAAAATCAGCAGATTTAATCTGAAAATCTACCAATGCTTTAGCTTGATCGTTATTTAACCCAATTTGATGGGCAACATTCCTAAATTGTTTAACTTGTTCTTCATTAAAAAATTGTGAATGTGTTTCAGGAATAGTAAAACTATACTTTTCAGAAGTTTCAGGTCTACCTAACTTTGTATATAATTCAGCCCTTTCTTCATCTGTTTTTGGTATAGGTATTCTACTCCCTATCATTTTTTGCTGGTGAACCAGTGTATTAGCCGCAGATTCTAAATCTTTTATATTTTGAATTGTAGGATTGTTTTGTAATTCATCAGATAAAGATGATCTCCAGTCTTGATTTTCACTAGCACCAGACCCAAGTATTGATGTTTCTTGTACTGGGTTGTCTTGTACTGTGGTCGTTTGCTCATCAGCCATTTTTTTCCTCCTCTATTAGATTGATGATACGAATGATTACCGATCTTTGTCCTTCTCGATAAGCCATTTCGTTGGTGTCCTTTGAAAAAGAACTCCGTTTATAATAAGCCGATTTTAAATCAGCTATTACTCTTTCTCCTTCTTTAGAGCTAAAAGTAATTCCGTAATCTCTTTTTAAACTTTTAATTTGTTTTTCAAAATCAGGTGCTGCCATTTTGTAATCTATATTTTTTATCCCAAATTTCTTTTTGTGTCAAATCTACTTCATCTTTTTTTTGTTTATTTCGAGAATCAATCTTATCCACATCTATCATTTCAACTAGAGCATACCTACATACTTTAGGGGTTTTTTTTCTCCAAGGCCCTGTTGCACCCCATTGAAAATGTAACAAATAACGTGGCTCATCATAGATTTCCATTCTTGAAATATCGAAATCATCTAAAACTCCAGCAAAACTTTCGTTGGGTTTATGATCGTTCCAATCCATTATTGAAGTGATCCTGATCCATTAGAACCATTAGGATCAAAAGGTGGTTTTACAACTGCGATTGTACCTAGTAAATGTCTTAATTCTTCACGAAGTTCAGCATCTGTTTTTCTTCCAGTAACATCTTCAATTTTAGTAATTGTTTGATAACCTGATCTATCTAATAAACTATTTACTGCACCAAGTTGAACCGAAGGTGATATTTTAGGATTTGAAATTAATTCTTTTAATTTATCTACTGCTAAAGGTACATGACTACTCATTAATTTTTTAGTAGCTTCATCTATTTCATTACTTAATTGTTTTTTTAGATTATGCCCTTGTTGTTCTGCTGTAGCTTCTGAATAACCAGCTTTGATTGCAGATTGTTTTGCATTTCCTGTTTGTGCAAAATTTTCTATAAATGCTTCTTGTTTTTCTGTTAATGCTTTCATTATGCTAATCCTTGTTGTTCAGCTTGTGCCATTGCTTCTTCCATACCTTCTTTAGTTTCTGGTTTAGACATTTCTGTCATAGCTTTACCTTGTGATAATGCAGTATCAGCTTGTTGTTGTGCCATTGCTTGTTCTTGTGCTGCCTGTTGTGCTGCTGCTCTTTCTTCTCTTATTTCTGCTACTTCATCTTCACCACGTAAAACTGTTTTAGGTACTCCTAATAATGTTGCTCTCATTCTAATTGCTTGTTCATGATTAATAACATCCATAACAGTAGGATCAACTTGAACGACTTGCATTGCTAATTGATATAATCTTTCAACCGCAATAGCTTCTTCCATTCTTTGAGAACGTGCTAAAGGCCCAACATATTCTATATCCATATTAGTACCACTAATTGCTTCTGGTCTTGGCATTAAAGCATTTGATCTCATCATAATTCCAAATACTCTTTCAATTAATGGATTTAAAAATTCAGTTTGGAATCTTCCTAATGTTGGCCCTAATAATCTTTGCATTAATTCATATCTAACTTGAACTTCTGTTGCTGTCATTTGTGGGCCTTCTTGTAATTGTAATTGATCTGAATAATATGCTTGTCTAATAGCTGTTCTTAATTGATTTTCTTTTAAATCTGTTATCTGCCAATTTGAACCAATCTGTAAAGGTTTAACTGCTGTATCACTTCTAACAACTGTAATTCCAGCAGGTGTCATTCTAACTCTACCTATTACTCCATCATCAGTAACTAATAATGGCGGATCAATAGCTTTTGCCCATGCCTTTAATCCAATCTCTACAGCTTTATTTAAAGTTTTAATGTCAGGTAACGCATTATAACTAGGCGATCTTCCAAATATTTCACCTGTTGCTTTTGACCATCTTGGAACTAAATATGGAAATTCATTATATCCTCCTGAACGAACAACCATTTTATCTTCAAAACAAACATGGCAAGAATGATAAGGTAATTTTGTTTTTGCTTTTCCTATTGCTCTTTCATAATCTGCTGTTGGCTCTACTGCATGAATAAAATTGAATTGAGTATCAGGTTTATCTTTAAGAGCATCTTTTATTTTTGTTCCAATATTATCTTCACCAAATTCTTGTACTGCTTGTCGTGCAGTCATTTTGTATTTTCTATAAAGTGTATCTACTTTACCTGTAGAATTTTCTTGAATAAAATATTCTGCTATGTGTAAAGTATTAAAATGTAAACCACCTTGTAAAAATCCTTCATTTGCTTCTTCAACAAATATTGCTGATGTACCAACTGAACATAAATCTAAATACATTTCGTGAACTTCTGTATTAAAATTAGATTCATTAAATACAGCATACATTCTACGTGCTGTATCTTCTAACCAGATTTGTATATCTCTAACTTTATTAGCATCATCATCTCTTAACTTTAATGAGAACCAAGGTAATGAAGGTGATGTTAGTGTTCCTTGTA